TCCTTCAAGGACGCAGCCTTCAAGCCGGGCTACGACGTGGACCAGGTGGAGCTCGTGATGCAGCAGGTCATCATGCCCAAGGGCTACACCGGCAGCATGATGAAGTCGATGAAGGACAAGGGCATGATGCGCTACGACTTCGTCTCCTTCATGAACTACAAGCACAGCATGGTCAGCTCCGACACCGAGGCCACCATCCAGCTGCCGCTGCAGAACTCGCGGGCCAAGGCCGTGCTGATGCTGCCGCTGGACAGCAGCAGTCTGAGCGCCCAGCAGCGGATCGAGGACGACGACGCCTCGGCCTTCCGCGGCATCCTGGACCAGATTAAAGAGTATAGGTTCAACGTCGACCAGAAGCTCAACCCGGACAGGCCGGTGCCGCTGGGCCTGCTCACGTCGGGCAGCATCGAGCAGCAGTACCTCATCGAGCTCGAGAAGTCGCTGGCGCAGAGCAGCATCCAGCCGACCTCCTTCAGGCACTTCAACCAGAACTTCTGCCTCGGCCGCGCTCTGGCGCTGCAGGGCGGCTCGATGGACACGCGCGGCAAGAACATCGACGTGCAGATCTCCTACGCCGACACCGCGGCCAAGAACAAGCTCTGGCACATGTGGGCCGCGCACATCAAGAGCATCATCGTCAAGCAGAACGACGTCAGCGTGCAAGTCTGATGGTGAGTTATAGTTTCACACACATTTGAGTTAAAAGCCTTTTGATTTGAGTTAAAATTCTTTTGATTTGGCTTCGCCCACTGAAGCCATACCCCATAATATTATCTCTTCTAGTTAATATTATGACATCACCAATGCGCGAATACATTGACGTCGTGCCGTCCAACGGCACGGGCACCGCCTCATACAAAGACGGAAATCCAATAATAAACTTCATTATTGGTGCACAGGAACGCAGCCTGCTCGGCAGCACCGTCAGGCTCAACGGCAAGTTCACCGCCTACAACAGCGCAGGAGAGATCGGCTTGGCAGTCGGCGTGGCTGGGTCGGACGTGATGAAAACCAATACCCCCAACCTGGCGATGGACTCGCGGCTGGGCGTCTTCTCCGTGATCGACTCGCTCTCGATCAGCTCGCACCAGACCAGCCAGACGATCGAGCACATCAAGCACTACCCCCGGATGCTCGCCTCCTACATCCCGGCGACCAGCTCGAAGCAGGACCTGGCCGGCCACATGTCCATCAGCGCCATCACGGCCGCCAACGCCGACATGGGCAAGAAGACGCTGGTGCAGCGAGCGTTCAACGACTTCAGCATTCCGCTGCCGTGCGGCTTCTTCTTGGGCCAGAATCCGATCCCTCTCAGTGGCAAGACTGGTGTGCGGGGCGTCAACATCCAGATCAACCTCAGCCCCGACTCGAACATCTTCTTCGACGACGGCACGGGCGACGGCACGGTCAAACCCACCGGCGCCTACTACAAGCTCACCGACCTGCGGCTCACTGCAGAGATCATGGTCGGCGGCACGAGCACCGGCTCCTACGAATACAACTCGATATCATCATACTACGCCACGCTGAACCAGTCCTACGCGACGATAAACTTCATGCTGGGCCTCAAGTCGGTGCTCGCCGTCTGGACCAACTTCATCCGTTCGGGATACATCAACAACTACGCCCACAACTCGCTGGCCACCCACGAGATCCGCGGTATCGATGCAACCTCGGGCGCCGACACCGTCCAGCCCATCGACGAGCTCTTCTTCACCAGGGGCGGTAAGAGGTTCCCGATCGAGTATATCATCTCGACCAAGGACTTCTACACGACCAAGGGCAAGGACCCGCAGATCACGCGGAACTTCCTCAACTCCGTCGTGCCGTTCAACCGGATGGCCCGCACGCTGCTCAGCCCCTACAACACGCCCGGAGACGCCACGCCCGACCGGGAGCTGCCGGACGGCGGCAACGTGTTCGGCGTCGGCATAGCGCTGGACACGATCTCCAACGTCGGCGTCGACTACAGCTCGGAGCCCTTCGGGATGGTCGTGAACTCGTCACTCGACACCGACACGCCGCACAGCTGCTTCGTCTACGTCAGATCCAAGCAGACGCTCATCATGAACAACCAGGGCGTGCAAGTGGTTTCGTAAGTAAGTTTTTTATCTGGTTCTGATATATATATATAGCAATGTCACAAGCACCTGACCTAACCAAGATTGGCGCAATGTCCAGCCCGCAGAACATGTCGATAAGCACGTCCATCGTCGAGCCCATCCAGCACGACGACAGCTTCTGCCGCTTCGTGCTCATGAACCGCGGGATCCTCCACTCGAACTCGAAGCTGCAGATCGCGCTGTCCGCCACCGACAGGGACTCGTTCCTGCCGCTCGGCGTCGGCTCGCACGGGCTGATCCAGCGCTGCGTGCTGAAAAGTGGCTCCAAGACCATAAGTGAGACGGACGACTGGAACCACCTCCAGAACTACCAGTCGATGTTCGTCTCCAACGAGGCCAAGGCGGAGCGGGAGGGCGTGCTCACCGGCCGGGTCGGCCACTACGGCTACACGGGCGACAACAAGATCCGCATCGAGAACTTCCACGACTTCGACGGCACCAACCAGAAGATGTACGGCTACCAGAACCTCAACGCCCAGCCCACGTGGCAGGTGACGCTCTCGGAGCTCTTTCCATTTCTCAAACAGATCCAGCTCCCGCTCTACTGCATGAAGGACCAGCTCTCCATCGAGATCCACTTCGCGCCGGTCGCCAGCCGCTACTGGTACAAGAGTGGCGAGACCGCCGGCACGTTCACGATCGACAAGACGCAGACCAAGCTGGTCGTTGATTACATCTACTACGATCAGGACAGCATGGACACCTACCAGCAGCAGATCGAGACCAAGGGCTTCCAGATCCCGATCTTCGACCACGTGCTGATCCGGAACAGCATCACGCTCACCGCCAGCGCCATGGCCTCCTACACGCGCAACCTCGGCTGCGCCAACCGCATGGTGAACAAGGTCATCATCGCGAACACCAACGAGAACCAGGGCACCGCCAGCTTCTGCAACACCTACAACTCGCAGTGGAACGAAATCTCACAGGACAAGGGCGACTTTCTGGTCAATTTGAAGTATAATGACAGGAACGTCTGGCCGCGGGACATCGACAGCAGCGCGCACGCCTTCAGCCTGCTCACCGCAGCCGAGAGCCTGCCTCCTTTCTTGCTCAAGAACGAATACGACGGCAGCCAGGGTGCACTGATCACGGCGAACACGTTCGAGGGCTACGACCTGAGCGTCGCTAGCCTCAACTGCCCGAAGAGGTACATCACGCTCCAGCCGAACAGGGGCGACCGCATCAACGGGCGCGGCCTGGACCTGAACATCACGATGAAGAAATTCCCGACACATTCGCCTGCCGGCACAGCACTGGGCAAGCTCACGCAGCGCGTCTGGTGCGAGACCGCTAAGGTCATCTCGCTCAAGGACGGCCGGCTCTCGTGCGTCTACGCCTGATTTTGCTTGCAAGTTATACAGACAGACAGACAGACAGACAAATATTATATATATGAGAATGGAATTTTGAATTGTAATATAGAAAAGTTAAAGATTTGAATTTGATTGTCTGTCTTCTCTCTTTCTCTAGCTTCACATCCCAGCTAGAAAAGAAAGGAAAAGGGGTTTAAAACAACATTTAACTAAGACAGTCAGACAGACAGACAATCAAATTCAATAGATTCAGAATGTGCAAACAGAATTATGCATGCTAAAAAAAGCCAAATTTACTCTGTCTGTCTGTCTGACTGTCTGAAAAATGAATCGCAGCAAGGCGCGTTCAACAACAACTATAATCATCTTACCTGTTAGTATCATGTCAACGAACACCATACTAATGGACTGCAACCGTGCGCAGGCTATCCAAGCGAAGAGCGGGACGCCCTCTGTGAACCCGAGCATCTGGACGAACGATATCAGCTCCGGTATCCGGCTGGATCCGGGCGACTCGGTGTCTGTGCACTCCGCCTTCATCAACGAGATCGGCTCGGGCGCCGACACCATCGAGTTCCTGGGCAACTACCTGACGACCACGAGCCTGAACTACACCGTCTCGAACACCGGCATCGGGCCGCTGAGCGACAACCCGTCCGTGGTGCACGACAATCAGGTCGGAATCGTGCTCTCCTACTACAAGAACGCCGACGCGGACAACGCGCTCATCCTGCCACGTGTCTACTGCTGGGGCGCCGAGACTCTTGGCGTGCCGACCGCTGCGACCGACGACGGCCTGCCTACCCAATCGGACAAGTTTGTCACCTACGACCCATTCTTTAAGTCCCTCTACCGGCGCAAGCACGACAGCCGGCGCTACACAATCTACCAGACGGCGCAGCTGCCGACCGAGACCGACATCGCCACGAACACGTGGGAGATGTACCGGCAGCGGCTGGACCTGGCCATCGACACCGGCTACAACACGCCTGCGGACATCAGCTCGCGCCTGACCGAGACACTGCACGCTTCGAGCGAGCCGGATATTATGCGGAGCGGCGCCTTTAACACAGGGTTAGCCTACTCCACCATGTGCAGATCCACCGTCTACACACAGTTCAACTGCGCGAACAGCGCCGGCTTCTCGAAGGCCAACTACAACGCCACGAACCAGTCGTACCGTAACTCCTACATATACATCGGCGTGCTGCGGCCGCAGCTCTACGATGCGGGCCGCCAGCTGGAACAGTCGATGATGAAGGTGCACTCCTACGACGCCACCAACAAGCTCCTGACGCTGATCTACCCGTATTCCGCGGCGAATACTCTGCTCTGGAAGGCGTTGTTCTCGGCGCAGCGGGACCAGTTCGACCAGGCGGAGCTGCTACTGAACGGCGACACCACGCGGTTCATCCACATCAACTACAACGAGGGCGGTGCCTGGTCGCAGTTCGGCAACGACACGAATCTGACGTACATGAGCGTGCGGCAGCCGATCGAGCACGTCGATTCCTTCGCCACGACGTTCACAAACGAGCAGGCGTACGGCACGATGTACAACAACGAAGGTTTCATCCAGTTCAAGCTGCCGTCCGAATCGTTCATCGATCCCATCACGTCCATTCGCTACGCCGGCTGGGACATCCACTTCTCTGCGTTCGCCAACGACTGCATCCTGCTCTGGTCTGGAGTGCAGCCGAACAACGCCGGCGAATACACCTCCACGCTGACAGGCACGGCCGCAGCAAAGGCGGCGGGTGACCCAAACGTGGACCTGATCAGCAGCGTCTACACGTCTAAGAACCGCGTGTTCGCCGGAGGGACATCTGTGGCACACGCTCAGAACCTGAGCGAGCTGGTGGAGGCGGTGTATCTCGGTGCAGTGAACCCGCTGATCAGCTTCGACTCCTCGCAGTCGCGGTTCTTCCTGTCGGGCTTGCACACGCCACGCAAGGTGCGCAACGACCCACAGGCCGGCTCGCACTCGGCGAACCCACTCAATCCAGATGTGGGCAACGACATCTACCAGATCAATCCCGAGTATTTCAAGAACACCCCGAGCTTCAGCTACAACCCGGAGCAGCGCCAGCTGGACGCCAACCCTTTGACTGCCAACGGCGCGGCCGCCACCGACATTCTGAAGCTGAACCTGCTCGAGTACTGGACGGTGTTCGACGCCAGCTCCGGCATCTGCGTGGAGGACTGGGGCGTGCCCGCAGAGCACTGGGACGAGGGCCTCTGGGCGAAGCTGGGCTTCACTTACCAGCAGCTGCACGCCGATGGCAATCGGCAGGCGAGGGCGACGAACGCTTCCGTGAACATGTCGCCGGTCTCCACCAATGCAGACGTGAACTCGACGCAGACGATGGGCTGGAGCGTCAACATCTGGGGCGCGCCGCAGGAGCTGGGCCGGCTGCCGTTGATGGGCACCCAGCACATAGTCGAGACGGTCAAATACAAGACAGCCACACCGGAC